TCACAAATTAAAACTCACGTTTATATAAAAATCCTGCTGTGCAGAATCGTTACTATATATTTTAACATAGCCATTTATATCTACGTGAAGGTAATATCTATTTGTGTTGGAAGTATTAAATATGAGAGGGATAATCACTAATGATGAAGGCTTATAATCAGAAGGCAGTTGAAAGATATTTGAGCCTAACAACCCACCGCCTATACCGCCCTTTAACTGAACCTGACCGTTATTTTTCCGGTATTTAAATTCTCCACCTCCTGGAGGAATAGTAGTCCATCCGTTGGATAAAGTGCCTACATCTATCCAATCCGGAGTAATTAATTCATTTATCTTATTCATAAGATACGGCCCGGAAACGCTGCAATAAGCTTCATTTTGATTTAAGTCCGCCTGAGCTATGACTTCGGCACTTGTGTCTTTCCATGGGGATACAGACACGTTATTATAATCACTCCTGGCTCCATCGGGATTATCTGATCTTACAACCCGAAGTACAGGATCTGAAAGATTTGAAGAAAAACTTTGTTGATGCACTTTGTGAAGCTCGCCATCTATCCATACAAAGCCTGATGATATAGTTTTTGTTAGCTGATTAGTAGTAACCTCACATCCGCTCACGATGAAATTAGCATCGTCATTAGGGTCGATAGCTTTTAAAATAGCATTGAGGATATCAAGGTAACTATCCTGCATTCTGCTAAAGTCGTTGAGCCAAACAGGTATCTTTGACGCCTGGTTAAAATCAATAGTATTCATAATTAAGGATTTATATATTTAGTTTCAACTTTAATTCTTTTTCCGCCCAATTTATAGCGATTCACTAAACTTACAACGGCTATATCTGATGGGTAAGGATCCAGAGCTTCACTGATCTCGACTTTAATTTCATAGTCAAGATCGTAAACAGCTAATTGGCCGATCATCACTCCGCTTCCACCTGATTTAATTCCAAAATACTGGTAATCGCCTTCTATTTTATGACCAATATACACCTGAGTGTCTAAACCATCAGTTATATCAATCAAGTTACCGCCAGGGTTAAACCTATCTCGGAGGGCTTGTCGCAGAAATATTACCTGGCCATTATATGAAAGCTGCAACCGCGCTGACGCCATGAAGGTTTGGAAAGTGTTGTAAAGCGTTTGCAACGGTCTTGTAACGACGTTTAAATACGCCAGAAATACAGGCTTACGGTGCGTAATTGGAAGTAATAGCTGCACCACTTTATTAAATTCCATAAGAAAGCTCGTAATTTATATTATCAAAGTCAGGTACCGTAAAATAGCCGTTATAGGGCTCATGAATGCGATTTATCGTAACAGATTGACCGTTATTAACCGCTGTTTCTGTGGTTGTTACTGTGGTTAATACTACATCCATCACCCCTTCAACCTTCTGGATGGCATCAACTAAGGCCGATTTATAAAATATCCCATTCCAGGTTAGGTTGCTTACATAATCTTTTATAGCTGCTTCAACAGGCTTAACTACATCAGAACCTACCTGAAAACCTGCACTGGTTATATATAATGGGTTTACGTATATAGTGGCCTCAATAGTAATTGCAGACCCTGCACCGCTCCGGACATATAATTTAGTGCCTGCAAATTTTATCAGCGCCATATATGCCTGAAAAGCATCACGCTCATCATTGGTTAAAACCTCCGGACTTCCATTATTATCCTTAGCGACCTTAACTATTACAGCGCCATTACTTTCGGTGGCTGAAGAATATTTAATTATCTGCTTACTTTCGTCGATGGATGAATACACCTGAAAATTATTTAATGGTTGAGGCGTAAATCCAAGCTGAAATTCAAGGGCTTTTTGTTGATACCATTTTAATCCTCCAGGGATAGCGTAATCTACCAACTGCTGAAGTTCTGATTTGGCTTGATCCCATAATTTTTCATGTAACCAAATAGCTACCGAAATTATGTATGTTAAAAGCCTGTAAACAGCTGTTTTACTCGTTGAGTTTAGCATTGACAGTCCTGGATCATTTGAAATGTCCAGCAAAATGCTTTGATTAATTTCTGAAATTGATCTTGCCATATTTTTTATCAACTAAATTCAAAATGTTCACCTGATTTAATAATTGTAGTAACAAACGGGAATTTGTCAACCGGAATTTGTGTTATTTGAGAAATTAAAACTTTTGACCCGGTGAAAACAACCTGCTTTTCTCCACTATTTTCTATTTGCATATGAAGACAATGCTGGTAATTACTGTCATATTTGCTTTTTTCCAGCTTATACTTAATTATAATGACTTCCTTATTAAGAATCTTTGACAATTTTACCTTGTCGCCATTAAATATATTGTCCGGGGCTTTAATCCCAAGATCACAAAACTTATTCATCCCAGATACTGATTATTTCAATGTTAATTCGCGAATCCGCAGCAAGTGCCTGTAAATCATCTTCACTTAACCACGCCGGGTATGATATAGCTAAATTGCTCTCAGGGATACTTTCAAAAGGTATGTTAAGTTTTATTGATTTGTCTGCCAGCGCTGCATAATCTTTACCCAAAAAAGTTAAATTGAGAGGAATTTGAATTTTGTAAACTGTGGCTGACTTAAAATCCGTCACATCATTATTATCAGCTATTGCCTTTGCATATTTGACGTAATTGGAAAATTTTAAAAAATCAATTATATCCTCTCCAAGGCTTTTCTTTCGCAAAATAGCCTCTGCAGCAGACTGCGTGTATTTTCCCCGGATTACAGCATTTACCAACTCATCTCTTAAAGGATAGTGTGAAAATAGAACTTCATTACAAGTATACATTATTGCACCATCCCCATTTACGGTTTCTGTTTTTATTTCATACCTAAAAAGGTAACTCCCATTCCCTACAGGGCTTAACCTGTCCGGGATGTCATTATACTGTGCTTTCATTTAATAATTTATTAGTTAGATTAATTGCATTACAATGTTTGACCCATCCCAAATAGCTACATATTTGTTTTTTTAAATGTTCGCCTGGATATTTACGTTTTTTTAGTTTACTCACTTTTCTGGCAAAACTCTGTTTAATACTCTTTCTTAACAGTATTCGGTCGTGGTAGAAGACATAGCCGACAAAATCAATTCCTCTTTTTTCAACCGGAAAAATCTGATAATTTTCTTTGATTGTCAGTTTTAAAACATCAATAAGATAATCTTTAATCTGGATTAAATACTGATGTAATTCTGCCTTGTTTCCAGACAATATTACTATGTCATCAGCGTATCTGCAATAGTGTTTGACCTTTAATACCTCTTTTATCCAATGATCGAAATATGCAAGGTACAGATTGGCGAAAAACTGGCTTAGATAATTCCCTATTGGAACACCAGGCGCGCTGTCAATAATCTCGTCGAGCATTGATAATACCCGTGTGTCTTTTATCTTTTTTCTGATTATTGATTTAAGAATTGAATGATTTATGGTTGGATAAAACTTTTTTACATCTAACTTCAAACAATATTTAGTATTATCGATATCTACCATGCTATTTTTTATACTTCTGAATGCTCCATGAATACCCCGGCCTTTAATGCAGGAATGAGTATCCTTGGTAAATATGTTTGTCCATACAGGTTCCATAACATTCATAATGGCATGGTGTACAATCCGATCCGGATAATAAGGTAACTGATATATTTCTCTATCCTTACCATTGCTTGTTTTAATTGAAAAAACATGATATTTCGATGTTTTGAATGTTCCTGATTTTAATAAATTATGTAAATTTAAAATGTTTTCAACTTTTTTTTTGTCATGCTTATTAACTCCATAGCTCCGATTCTTACCAATCCTCGCTTTGATATCGGCTGAATTTAAATTTTCAATACTTACTATTTGATCAAACAAGTTATTAACTCTTTTCATTTTGCTGTATTTTAAGGAAATCTTCGTTAATACTACCAATATCCCAATATATATTTGTGTTTTTTGCCAAGAGGCATGGTCTTTCTCTTTAAAAAAACCTTAGCATAGCTGAGAGCCGATATTCGCATTCGCATTCGAGGGCGGATTATTCGTATTCGAGTAAGCGAAACCCGCATTCGCACCATTATTCGCATTGCCGCAAAACAGGACACTCAAAGAGAAACAACCTAAATTTTTCAAAGATCGCGCGCCGTTCACTTCGCTCAAATACAGCAAAGCCGAGAGCCGAAAAACGCATGCGCATACGAGGGCGGATAATTCGTAGTCGAGAAAGCGAAACCCGCATACGCACCATAATACGCAAGGCCGCAAAACAGGACACTCCTTAATACTTCACCAGAGGCTGGAATGGATTGGTAGAAATAATCACAAAAATATGTAGTGCTACCAGCGCCTGAATTAATAGAAGGCATTATGTGACCGTTTATCATTTCCTTAATGTATCCATCAGCGCGCGGTAAAGCAGCAATCTTTGTATAGCCTGTCAAATCGGCATCATTCCACTTTGTTGGATCAGTAGTTAAATAAAACTGATGCTCAGAATTACCATAACCTGCCGCCTGAGCATTAACAGTAATCCCATCCGCGTGCTTCCACAGGTGACCAAATGGGAGTTCAATCCCTCTATATCTGTTAACATAGGTTGTTAACGTTGCCCCATAACCTGCAGGCATAGCGAATGCACTTACACCTGATTTTGTTCCCAGTAAGTTGGAGTAGCCACAATTTATAAACGGATTGTAACTATTCCATGTATTCCAATTGGTTGAATTTATGTCTGTTACTCCATTTCCTAACCCACCCTGCATATATCCATTTAAATCCCTGGCTGCATTATACGCTTTCTGACTGTTAAGGGTGGCATATTCAAGGAAGAACAGATACGAAATGGTTAAATGTGCGTCATAATGATACAGGTTCCATTTTGAGCCTCTTGCCCTGGCATACGTTCTAAATTGTGTCCTGGACAAATTGGTTACCGGCTTTCCGAGCAGTGTCCTGTCTTCAGCATCCCAGGCGCTTGTATTGGTACCACCTCTGTAATTTGCATCTGCATTTATAATGGAACAAAGCTTTGAATTACTCCTGTCCAGTGCTGCTTCAAAAGCTGAAATATACTGTTTGTTCACCTTTGTGTAGCCTGACAGAGGAAATTGAGACACCATAAATCTTCTTTTATAAGCATCGCTTTCAAAACGCCGGTAATGCTCCGGTATTTCAATCATTACCTGCCCATCAGCACCGGTTAAATCTGAGTCTCCTCCACCCTCTTTACTGTCCCAATCATTAGGATTAAGATAGTAATTGACACTGCCATCATCATTAAGCAAACAAGCTTTAAAAGCGCTCTGAACCGGGAGAGACCGATGAAGATCTCCATTGCCAATACGCGCGCAATCCGGGCTACTAACCGATATATCCCATTCAATCCCATACCACTGCTGGTTAAGCCAGCTATCATATACGGTTTTCAATAATGCTACCGTGGGATATTTGGTTGAGCTGGAATCGATGGTAGTGTTTTCTTTGTTAGTGGTGGATTCTGCAAGATCATTATAAATACTCACCGATACACCTGATATTGGATTATAAATCATATCTACCAGGTTCAGGTGACCTGCAGCCGTATTAAACTGACCAAATATCACGGTGAAATCTGGCCCAAAGGAAAGCTCATGGCCATTTCCATCAATCAGCATAACCACACGGGTTCCATTTGTGAATACTTCATTTTCAAAATCAGCAAGTATATCTGTGTCATCTGTCAAAACACAGTTTGGAAATATTTGGTTCTCAAATAAAGTAAGGTAATAATCCCCTGATAATTCTACCTGATCAGCTTCCGGGGATTTGGGGCCTGTACCGGCAGTAGCCTGCGAAATATTTGCAACAATCCACTGCCCGGAGGCTAAACATACAGCATCAATAAATATGTGATTTAAAGTAGGATTAACAGGATTACCTGTATAGGTAACATTTCCACTTCCGGTTATGCCGGGAATAAAAATACCGGAAGACCCCAGACTTGTTGAATTTATCTGAACCTTATAGGCTGAATCATTCTTCAGTTCTATCCACAACTTTTTTTGCATACCATTAACTCCAGTTCCGAAGGAATTAATTATAATGGTACCCGGGCTGGTTTTGTGCTCAAACTTTAACTTGTCTGATGGTTTACCATTCAAATTTATTGTCGAGCCAGAGTTACTGATCAGCATAAATTCCTTTGGCGTCAGTATGGTGCCGATTCGTACCACGTACCATTTATCCGGGTCTCCAAAATTGGAAATAGATGCATTGTTCTGGCGGGCAATAACCCAGTCGTATGGTTTCAAATCGGCTGTATCTCCTTCAATTGGGGATGCCGTTGCGCCCATTATCCAGGTATCTCCAATCAAAATATTGTTTAAGTCGGCCCTGAAGGAAGCATCGTACAAATCTCCAATACCTCTCAAATTTAATGCGAAATCAGCGCCTCTTACAGAGCTTTTAACAAGCCGGTCATTGCCATGTATTGTATACAGAAGGTCTCTTACCATTCGGCCAGAATCATCATTAATATTGAACAAACTGTCAATAAGCGCTGCAAATTGAGCCTGGGTAGGCTTATCGCCTGTTTTGAAGAAATTCTTTAATGTTTGCCTTGTTTCGTATGCCATATTTTTAATTTATTATAAATTCCACACCAATTGCCCAATAACCGATACCTTCCTGAAGTTGTCCCTCTACAAACCCTGTAGAAGGTTTTATGCCATTTTCTTTGTAATAATCAACTATCATCCTGTTTATGGGTTTATCTGACATAGTTAAAAGCAAATTACCAGGAACGGCCTCATCAATGGATAGGTTATTAGCTTTGGTAATATCAAACACCGATTCTATTGAACCATGATACTGCAGGGCAATATCAAAAACAGACTGCTGTATGCCACTAATAACCTGCATCGATCGTAATTGAATTGTTCTTAATTGTAATTTTATTAACTGTTATGCCGTCAGCCTTAAACTGTGATTTAATCTCATTGTGTAAAGCCCCATAATTTTCAGATTTAAGAAAATCATAGGCGCCAACTCCGGTTAGCGGATGTTGCTTCCATTCGCCCTTTGAAGTGATGAGTAACATTTTTTGATTCTGCTTTAATGAATCAGTTACTACGAAATCTCCCCCAGATATCATAAGGTCATTTTCGTTATCCAGTATTATATCATTCATATCAGCCATGGTTTACATTTTTGTTTTCCAAATCGCTGCGCTGGGTTTCAGATATCAAACCCTGGGTTGATGGCGGGGTCATTGAAGTGGTTGTCCCGCTAACAGGATCGGTATGTACGTGTAATTTATACTCGTTTAAAAGATTATTAAAAGCTTTTTCAATGGCATTTAAACGGTTTACCAGTTCTTCAATTTTTACCAGGCCGCCAAAATCTCCACCACGTAAGAATATTTCATCAACTTCACTAATCATGGAAACAAATAATTCATCAGAATTTTTAATTCTCGATACAACAACCCATGATCCTACTGTGGGCACTGCCATTGTTTTATTTGAATTTCCATTGTCTGAAGCCCTTAGCCTGACATCATAGTATTCATATCCATCGTCGGTAACATTGCAAAGCATACCATTCACCGATGTAACTTTGGCCATGAATGAATGATCAATATCCTGATTCATGGCGCGAAGGCGTTTATGGATTTCAGATTCTATTTTACTCATAATTTTATCCCAAGTTCTATTTCACGACGTATTCCTCCAATACCATAAATAGTTTTCACAGATTCGACGTAATAACGTCCCGAACGGTCGTCGAACATATCATCAGTAAGGGTAGCGGCCATACCTGGTAATGCATCAGGGGTCAGAAATGTAACTATCTTACCTTCATAGCCATCAAATTTTAATTTATCCAGTTCCTGCCGAACCAATTTTTCAAGCTCAGCCTTGCTTTGAACATTATAAAAAAACATCGTCCGTAAAGCCCCGTTTTCATCGCCTATTTCCACTTCTGTGCGGGTATTATCCTTACGGATATTTACTCCCTTTACTTTAATCTGCACATCATCTTTGTTGCGCCACTTCAATTCAGAGGCGTTTATAACATTGCTGTTTTCTCCGTTAATGGCATAATTTACCTGCCCCGTGCTTTCTGTATAAGCCAACCCAACCCATAACGTCCCATCAGAACGCATATATACTTTCAAACCATACTCATCAGATATTTTCTGAAGTGCAAAAGCGCCGTCAATATCTTTAAATCCAAAGGGCTTGAGTGTCATTTCAGGAATATCGCCGGCCAGCGCTATTCCGGTACCCGAAACTATCTCTTGTAATGCGTTTTTGAGGGTTACCTGTTGCCAGCTTTTTTTCAGATTTTTCCGGCGTAATAACCAGATTGCATCCTCGCATTCAATTTCAAGGGGAAGTCCAGGGTGTATCCGTTTAACATATCCGGTAAATTCTGTTTTGTCATAAACACCATTATATTTTAAGTTAATGGTTACCTGGTCGCCTATCTTAAACGTTTTAGCAATTTCAATAGTGGTGAAGGGTTTATTTTTGACCGGGAGCACAGCAGTTGCCGGCATTTTGATACGTGCAGTATCTTGCACCAGAGCAGTGCTTTTTTCAATAACAATCTCATTACACCGTGTAAAAGTGTACTTGCCGATAGTTATGTTGCATCCTGGTTCAAAAGTCATTTCATTCAATTATTAGTACAAAATCTTCATCGCTTACAAGCGCCATTGAATAAGCCTGAGAGTACGGTTTTCCTTGCATGGCTTTCCAGTCAAGGCTCTTTATAACCACGTACTTGATACCAAAAATATTATTACACAGATAGTTCTTAATTTCGATCCGCTTATTGAGTTCGAAAAGCTGTTGAATAGATTCTACTTCATCTTGCGGGTACCCTGATTTATAGGGATCAATACATAAACCATTGATCTCAATACTCCAGTCTTCTGTATTGATAATTTCCTTTACAGTTCCTTTACGTGTATTTCCTGCAAGGGGGGTCTCGATTATAGTTTTTCTGATAGAACATGTGATTATTGGTTCGTTTGGAAGCTGCAGCATAGAACCTGAGCCCCACACAAACCCGGTTGGCATATAAAGCGGGGCGCCAATCTTTGAACTCTTATAGATCAAATCTTCTGAATAGCTTTTCTTTTCAGCCATTTCAACACTTTCGATACCGATTACCTGGCCTACACCTTGTTTTTCAGGCAAAGTGAACGGAAGCCCCCTGTATCCAAATGCAGCGTTGTAAAGCATTGATATTTCATATTCAGTTATCATAGAGCTGCCTGGGTTTTGTTTGCACTGTTGATTACCCGTAAAAGGACTTCTTTTACTTTACTTTCCACATCTTCCCAGGTCTGGCCTTTTTCGCGGTTAACATAAATGGTTTCAACCATTTTACCAATCTGGATATTAACGTTGGTTTGTTTTGACCCGCCAGAGGTAATGCCGTTTTGCGTCTCGGCAATAATGTCTTTTCCTGTATTACGATTAAACCCGGAATTCACCCCTTCATACGAAGAATTGTAGTCTATACTCTGTTCCTTGTCAATCTTTATTGTTTTGTCGTCCGAACCGAATCCGAGTGCCTTTTTGATCCAGTCAAATGCCTTTTTTACCCATCCCACTATTTTATCAATCCATCCGAATATCCAATCCCCAATTTTACCAAAGAACTCACGGATAGCTTTACCGGCCTGCGGAAACAGGTAATTAATCAGATTATAAATCCATCCAAACGGGTTTAAGTATTTTGCCCAAAATGCCACTAACTTTACAAAAAATGCCTTTAATTTATCCCAGTAAGCTATAATAAGCCCTATACCAATTACCACCCCGGTAACAATGGCCATCATTGGGTTCATGTTCATTACTGCTTTCACTACCCTGATTGAAGCGGCAAGGATATAATTCCATGCAACGTGCATTTTCTTCCATAACCAAAGCGCCTTATCGGCAATGATCTGCCTGTTTTCGGCCTGAAGCAGCCAACCAAAACCATCCTTCATGGCTTTAAGGGCCGGAACCATTAAAGAGAACTGGGTAAGTGCATTGGCTCCAATTTGCAGAAAGGGAACAAATGAACCAGTCACTTCAAATACGCTTATTTTAATGTTTTCAAACCAGGCGTTCAGTCGTTTCATTCTTTCTGCATAAGTATCTGTCCGAATTGCAGCCTGTTCATAGGCAATGTTCGACCCGGTCACACGGTCGGTCATGGTTCCCACCATATCGCTGTTGGCAATCAGCGTTTGAATTGACTTCAGGTTTTCAAGCCCAAAGGTTTTTGTAAGAAATGAAACATCATTTAATTTAGGTTTCAACGCTTCGAGTGCAGCCGGAAGGCCAACCTTACCGATGTCTATCCCCAACAC